GTAACAACATCCAAATGGCGAGGAAGATTCAACTTAACTCTGCTTATGGTGCTATCGGCAATCAGTATTTCCGTTACTACAAACTAGCAAACGCAGAGGCAATCACTCTATCGGGTCAGGTCTCCATCCGTTGGATTGAGAACAAGATGAATGCCTATTTAAACAAGATTCTTAAAACTGACGGAGTTGATTATGTCATTGCTTCAGATACTGATTCTATCTACCTTAACATGGGTCCTTTGGTTGAAACTGTATACAAAGGAAGAAAAAAAACTACTGAAGGCATTGTTTCGTTCCTTGATAAGATCTGTCAGGTGGAACTTGAAAAGTATATTGAGGGTTGTTATGAAGAACTGGCGACCTATGTAAATGCGTATGATCAGAAGATGCAGATGAAGCGTGAGAACATTGCCGAACGTGGAATCTGGACTGCGAAGAAGCGTTATATTCTCAATGTCTGGGACAGTGAAGGTGTTCGTTATGAGGAACCTAAACTGAAGATGATGGGTATCGAAGCAGTTAAGTCTTCCACTCCAGCACCCTGCCGTAAGATGATTAAGGATGCCCTGAAACTTATGATGAATGGATCTGAAGAAAACGTAATTGATTTTATTGATAGAAGTCGTAAAGAGTTCAAAACATTATCACCAGAACAAATATCTTTTCCAAGAACATGTTCAAATGTTGATAAGTATGTTTCAAGTGCTGACATCTACAAAAAAGGAACTCCCATTCATGTTCGTGGAGCACTTCTCTATAATCATCATCTCAAACAAAAGAACCTGACTCATAAGTATTCTTTGATTCAAGATGGAGAAAAAGTAAAATTCTGTTATCTAAAAAAACCAAATCCGATTCATGAAAATATTATTTCATTCATTCAACAGTTTCCAAAAGAACTTGATCTTGACAAATACATTGACTATGAACTACAATTTGATAAAGCATTTTTAGAACCTCTAAAAATCATTCTTGACGCAATCGGATGGAACGTTGAGAAAACTGTAAATCTTGAACTATTTTTTGTGTAATGGACTTTCTTAAAGATATTGTAAAAGAAATCGGTGATGAGTATGCAGAACTGGCTTCAAACATAGACGAAACAGAAACTTATGTTGACACTGGTTCATACGTTTTTAACGCACTGGTTTCAGGCAGTATATTTGGTGGTGTATCTGGTAATAAAATTACTGCTATTGCTGGAGAGTCTTCTACTGGAAAGACTTTTTTCTCTATCGCCGTGGTTAAGAACTTTCTTGATACTAATCCCAATGGTTACTGTCTCTACTTTGACACTGAGTCTGCTGTCACTCGATCTCTTTTAGAATCAAGAGGAGTTGACACAAGTAGATTAGTTATTGTTAAAGTCGTGACAATCGAAGAGTTTAGAGGTAAAGCACTCAAAGCAGTAGATATATATCTTAAGACACCTATAGATGAACGTAAACCATGTATGTTTGTGTTAGATTCTTTAGGTATGCTTTCAACTGATAAAGAAATCACTGATGCTCTGAATGAAAAACAAGTTCGTGACATGACCAAATCTCAATTGGTCAAAGGTGCTTTCCGAATGCTCACACTCAAACTAGGTCAAGCAAATGTCCCGCTCATTGTCACAAATCATACATACGATGTCATCGGAGCTTACGTACCAACTAAAGAAATGGGAGGAGGTTCTGGACTCAAATACGCAGCAAGTACGATCATTTATCTCAGCAAAAAGAAAGAAAAGGATGGAACAGAAGTGGTCGGAAATATTATCAAGGCTAAGACTCACAAATCGCGTCTGAGTAAGGAGAACAAAGATGTTGAAATCCGTTTGTATTATGATGAGCGCGGTCTTGATCGTTACTATGGTCTTTTGGAACTTGGTGAGATTGGTGGACTTTGGAAGAATGTAGCAGGTCGTTATGAAATTGATGGTAAAAAACTATACGCTAAACAGATTCTAAAAGAACCTGAAGTGTATTTTACCGAAGAAGTAATGAAACAGCTTGACGACATTGCACGAAAGGAATTTAGTTATGGAGAAAATTGAGTTTCTAGTTCTTAGAAACCTTTTACATAATGAAGAATATTTAAGAAAGGTTATACCCTTTATCAAAAAAGAATACTTTGAAAATACTAATCAAAGAATCGTATTTGAAGAGATTAGTTCGTTTGTTGAAGAATACAATGAACTTCCAACAAAAGAGGTTTTAGGTATTGAAGTCGAGAGACGCAAAGACATTAATGAACAATCTTACAAAGACATTCTGCATTTAGTATCATCTTTGGATGATGTAGTAGCAGAGTTTGATTGGTTGGTTAACACCACTGAGAAGTGGTGTAGGGATCGTGCCATTTATCTAGCGTTGATGGATTCCATTCAAATCGCTGATGGTCAAGATGAGAAACGAAACCGTGATGCCATTCCAAATATCCTTTCTGATGCTCTTGCTGTAAGTTTTGACAATCATGTAGGACACGATTATCTTCAGGACTATGAGCAACGTTTCGCGTTATATCACAGAAAAGAGGAAAAAATTCCGTTTGATCTTGAGTTCTTTAACAGGATCACAAAGGGTGGTTTGTCTAATAAGACTCTCAATATCGCTTTGGCTGGTACGGGCGTCGGAAAGTCTTTATTCATGTGCCACTTTGCTAGTTCCATCTTATTGCAAGGAAAAAACGTTCTCTATATCACACTTGAAATGGCAGAAGAACGAATTGCAGAGAGAATTGATGCTAATCTTCTCAACACTAATATCCAAGAGATCACGGAACTACCGAAACTAATATTTGAAAACAAGATTATTAATCTATCAAAGAAAACACAAGGCACACTTATAATTAAAGAATATCCTACGGCATCTGCACATGCTGGGCACTTTAAGTCACTTCTTAATGAACTTGCACTTAAGAAGTCATTTAAACCTGATATTATCTTTATTGATTATCTCAATATTTGTGCTTCCTCTCGGTATCGTGGAAATAGCAACATCAACTCTTATACTTTTGTCAAAGCAATCGCAGAAGAACTCAGAGGGTTGGCAGTCGAATTCAATGTTCCCATCGTCTCTGCTACCCAAACCACTCGTTCAGGTTATGGTAGCTCTGATGTTGAACTTACTGATACTTCTGAATCCTTTGGTCTTCCTGCTACTGCTGATCTTATGTTTGCCCTTATTAGCACGGAAGACCTTGAAGGGTTGGGACAAATTATGGTAAAACAACTAAAAAATCGTTATAATGACCCAACGATTAATAAACGATTTGTGATAGGTATTGATCGTGCAAAAATGAGATTGTATGATTGTGAGCAATCTGCTCAAAATGATATACTTGACTCTGGGTCTGAAGACGATTATAATGATGAGGTTTCATCCTCAATGAAAAGCAAGTTTGGAGGATTTAAGTTTTAATGACTGTCTCGATTACTAAAAATATAAATGAATATACTATGACTAAGAATCCAAAACAAGTTAACTTTGCTAGGTATGCAGAGTTTGTAGATGAGGTTACCTCAGATGCATCTAAAGATTTTCTTGCACTCTCTGATCGTCTTGTCGCGTTGGATGAAAAGGGTGCTAATATTGAAAGACTGTTGACTGCTGCCGTTGGTATCAATGCAGAAGGTGGTGAGTTTATGGAGATCGTGAAGAAAATGATCTTTCAAGGCAAACCTTATACTGAAGATAATCGTGAACATTTAATCACTGAACTCGGTGATATCATGTGGTACGTTGCACAAGCATGTATTGCACTTGATGTGTCTCTTGATGATGTAGTTGCACGTAATGTTCAAAAACTTCTGAAGCGTTATCCTGAAGGTGCTTTTGATGTTTATTTTTCTGAAAACCGCGCTGCTGATGACCGATGACAAAAGAAAAGAAAGTAACGATTAAAATGGATGTGCGAACTGCTGCTGCGGTACGCCAAGTTTTATTCGAATCACAACGTGGATATAGTTATGAGTATGTCCCAGAGCGTGTTGCAGAAGTTCGCTCAGTTATTCAGAGTATTGATACTGAACTTGGAGAGGTTGTAGGAGAAGTGGTTTTATAAATAATCACAGAACAATATAAAGATTTTCTAATGGATAGCAAAGAACTTAGAGGTTTGTCTGAGGCATATTCAGAAGTTTACTCTCCAGAGCAGATTGATGAAGTCTCTGCTGATCTCGCTCTTAAAGCATCCAAGGCAGCAGATGTTAAGCGCGGTAAGATGGCTGCTGCTGGTGACAAAGAGGGTGCTGCTGGTAAGGCTGCTCAAGCATCAAGACTTTATAAAGCACAAGCAGATAGAAGACTCGGTAGAGTTACTCCTGGTAAAGTGAATGAAGAACTTGATATCTTTGATTCCATTCTCGAATATCTAGTTGCAGAGGGTTATGCTGCCACAAATAAGGAAGCACTTGCGATTATGTCAAATATGAGTGAGGAGTGGAGATCTGAGATTATTGAGTCTCAGTATGCTCGTGAAAATCCAGAGAAGTATGAGAGAGAGCAAGCAAAGGCAAAGAGTAAGAAACAAAAAGCGATGGAAGATCCACACACTGGAATCAATTCACCTGCTTTTGA